ACATCTTTTTCAACATTTGGTTTGGGCATCGTAACAATCTTGTTTTCTTTTGGACTAATAAGTATGTCCAAATACTCGTGATCATTTATTAGAAGATTGCCGTCAAGAGTTTTCTTGATCTGAAGGACTATAGAAGCCTGGACTGGTTTTGACTCTTCCTTGACGGCGTCGCCGATTTTAATCGTTATTGGCATCGTCTTCGTATTCTCTTACTAGTTTTTGGAGTTTCAAGATTTTTAATATCTGTTGTTCCCCTAGATTTGCTACATTAAACTCAGAAAGTTGTTGTAGAACCTGTTTAGTATTTTCGATCATTTCATCATCTTCTTTTACTTCGTCAAGATCCAATGAACTTTTGACACTCTCTTGTATTCTTTTAAGTTCAGTTCCCGCAAAAAGTTTAAAGTCTGCTTCGTTCTCATTAAATGAGATAATATAACGATTGAGCAAGTCCTTTTGTTCTGGTAATAAATCAGTATATTCCTCGTTAAATCGATCTGTAAATGATTTAACAACGAGATTATCCACTGGTTGCAAATCTTCCTTTACAGATGGCGACGAGGTAAGAGTTTCAATAACTTTTTGTTCCATCAAGACTCTGTTTTTAACTGGGATCTTATCGCCAAAAATTTGAGCAACGGTTGCATACGATTTGTAATTAGGGACAAAATTGTTAAATACATCTTTTCCAAGGTCGGTGTGAACCTTTTTAATTACGGCTGATTGCTCTTTGAAAATATCTTGCTGGTCAAGTTGATCATATTCTTTCTTCGCACGAAAAACCATCTTTTCGGCTGTGTATTGGTCGAGGCTAGATTTGTCGGCTAAAGCATTAAAGCACCCCAACTCACTGAACAATACCATACCACTGCGGAAATGTTCCTTAAGGATAGTCTTAATTGTTTGGGTGCGAGCCTTATCTTTTTCTACTACTGCCTTCGTCAACTCTCTAACAAGAGCCTCGTATAAGAAAGCTGTATTTCTTTTTTTATTATGCTTGACCTTCATCTTTATTTTCCAATTGTTGTATTAACTGCTTAATATCATATTGAGTTTCAAATATTAAATCTTCTTCTGTTGTTTGCCCCTCGTTGGCGATGCCGTTAGCTAATCCGCTCATTTCACCATACCCTTTATATAGTGCCCGACGAGACGAACCTGCCCCTTCTCTATTATAAGCACCATTCATACTACGACGGCGGGCACCCTGTTTCCATTTTGGGCTTTTTACTCTCATATAGCCATTGTCGTCTCTTTGTCCAGGAGATGCATCCGGTTCTGCAAGAAGTGGATCGTCATCGGCTGCGGCATCGTCGGCTTCGGGTTCAGCAGCAGCATCGCCACCAGTGTCGCCTCCAAGATCACCAAGTGGGTCGTCGCCACCAAGATCTCCACCTTCCCCGCCTTCAGGTGCGGTACCAGCTTGTTCTATTGCTGCTGTTGATAGGGCGTCTGTATATTGTTCAACTTGAATTCTGTCCATCTCCTCTTCAGATATCTTAAAGATGTTTCTATACACCCACTGTTTTGAGAAATACCCGTCAGTTGCAGAACCAGCAACATCAAACTTAGTTCGCATATGTTCAAGTTCTTGCAGTTCAGCGATCTTGGATGGGTTGTTTAGAGTCAATTTAAAAGACAACAGATCGTTATTTCTATAACCCAACGTGTAAAGATGAATGATACAAATTTTTTCTAATTCTGCAACAATGACTCTCTGAAGTCTTTGAATAGTTCTCGCAAAGCGTATGTCCTTCTGAGATAATGTTGTTTTATCTTCTTGGGCATCAGATTGTGCAAGATAAGCCTTTGGCACTTTAAGCGCTGAGAAAAGTTTATCACGCAAATAATTTACGTCATCAATATCACCAGTAAATTGTCCACCAGCCAGGGTTTCAATTCTTGTATTACTTGCAGCACCTCGAATTGGGATATAAAAATCCTCATCTACACTCATAGCATTGTAGCGTAAATCAACTCGACCCGAATCTTCATCTACAATCTGATTTCGTTTCATTTGAGTCTTTACTTGCTCAATGTATTGTTCTACATCTTCTGCTGCCATATTACCAACATCAATATAAAATACTCGACGCTCAGGAGAGCGAACGATGCGGTAAGCCATCATTGCATCTTCGAGCAATGTAAGCTGACGCCATATTCGTCGTGATGGCTCTAGAACTGAAGTTCCATAGGGTACATATTTATCATTGCCCAAAACACGGAAATGAGATACTTGCCAGTTTTCGAAAGTTACCCCTGTTTGTCCCTCGGCGTTTTGCCAGAAAAATTGAATATAATTTGGATTTGTAGGGTCAGTTCCTTCTATTCTTTCAATCTCACGAACTGGGAGTGGTATAACGTTTGTAACACCCAACTTATCATCGATATCTAAATACAAATAATAGTCGCCGTACTTACAAGTGCTACGAGCCCAACCAAACAAGTTCGCCTCGGAGTTTAAAACATTATATAAAAGTGTTTGTAATATATCTTTTATTTCTCTATTTTGACAATCAATGTTGATCAGAGGGTTAAAAGCCGTGGAAGTAGTAATCTCGTCAGCGTAAATATCCAACGCTGATGCAATCTCTGGCATATATTCCATCTGTTCAAAGTCTGTGTAACGCATCTGTTTGTTGCGCTGATACAAAACCTTATTAGTTAAACCGCTAAATGGGTTATGATACTCTTTTTTCTTAAACTCTTTACCAGTACTGCTTGTAAAGGTGTACTTTGTAATGTCTCTTCTATTAGATCTGATAACAGCGGGGCGATCGTAATCAACCATCGGGCCACTAAAAAGGCGTGTCAGTCTTTTAAATAACGGAGACTGAACATTTCTTGGGTTATTTGAGTTATTATTATTATCTGCCATTTTTATCCTTTAATGATCCAATTTAGGTCGTGAGTTTTTCCGTCTGTGCCTTTAAAAGTTGTTGGATTACCTTTAAAGCCGTGCTGTCCTTGTATCTTAGTATTAAGTTTAGTAGACGATACGGATATACTCGTTAATAGTGCCTTCTTGTAATCTGCCTCCCGTTGATTCGCCGTTAGGGCTGTCCCTCTTACCCAGCAACCGATACAAGCGGCAATCACTAGGTCGTCGTTGTAACTCCTCATAGCTTGCGGTCTTCCATTGTGCCATACAAATGTTTTGATTTCATTAGCAAGACGAATAGAATTAATAGTAATTAGTTTATTTCTCACGAATTCCTCAAACTTCGCAATAACAAGTGGGCGAGTTTTCATAGACATAGTAAAACCTGCAACGCCTCCAAGCGCCTGAGCAGACACTTCATCTACATACTCGTGAGTTGATTTTATACTATAATACAAATTTTTATAGTCTAAATCTTGCATTCGAGTTAAAACACCAATACCTAACGAATTGTTTTCTATTATCAATAAAGCATCATTATACTCTGATGCCATAGAATATAATTGAGGTGCAAGCATATCTGGTGCTATTTTGCCCTGATACTCTGCTACTTGTTCCATTGTTTGAGTATCAAAAATATGAGCCACACTAAAGTCCGAACCATCTCCCCTGGCAACGTCTGCAACTAGAATGTATTCATTCTGTGGTTCTGGTTCCTTCCATATCCAATAGTTTCTATCAAATCCTGTCTTGTGTTTTGGTTCAATGACTTTTTCTAGAATTAATTTTAAGTCGTCCCCGTGGATTACTGTATCACCGGAAGCATTGAAATTACACTCAAGCTCCTGTGCGATTTCACGCCGAGACATATTTCTTGTTTCTTTTTCAAACCAAGATTGGTCACGTTCGGGGTGAACATTCCAGGGTAGTCTGATAGTATGAAAATCGTTCTTATTTTCTTCTGCCTCGGTGTATGTTTTGTGGAACCAGTTTCCAACACCGTTTGGTGTTGATAAAGCAATGCATCGACCACCAGTTGATAGAGTAGGATAAAGACCTGCCCATAGCTCATCAATACCCTCAACGAACGCAGCTTCGTCTATAACAAGAAGAGACAGTGCCTCTGAACGACCAGCATCGCCAGAAGTTGAAGATGCTTTTACCTGAGATCCATTGGATAACTCAAACGAGTTCCTGTTGTCAATAGATATATCAGAAATTTTTAACCAAGGGGGCAAGTTTTTATGTATGGCTTTAATCTTTTTAACAAGGTTAGCTGCCGTGCCAAGCTTAGTCGCCACTACCAAAACATTTTTGTCTTTATGGAAAAGCATCATCCAAGCAACATAAGCTGCCACTGTAGTCGAAATCCCTAGCTGTCGAGCTTTCAAGATAACGCTAAATCGATTGTCCTTGAAATCTTTTAAGGCTTCCTCTTGGAAGTCATACAGGTCGAAGGGAATTGAACCTCTCATAGGATGAGAGATTTTAGCATACTTTTTACAAAAGAAGGCCGGGTCTTTGCCACAGCGGACAATCTCCGCCATCATCTCCTTCTTATTAAGAGACATTTATCCCTCTGGAGTTTCTGGATTCTTAGGTGCTTTATCGTTAGATGGTCGCTTATCAGAAGCTTTGTCCAGATAATCTAAAAATCTTTTGTGGTAATCTTTGTTGCGGCGGTCAATCGATCTTTGAGATCCCATGCGAATTGATTCGACCCCATCGAATCCACCAACTGCATATTGTTTGTGAGCCTGTACCCAAGTGTGTACTCGTGAGGTTGTTTGTACCATTATCTCAGCGTCAGAGTCCTCTGTTAAAGTAACACTGTCCTTGGTAATGTTTTTATATTCTTTTTTAAGGAATTTTACAATGTCAGCAAATTTAGCATTGATCTCGTTTTCAAACTGGTTGCGAGGGTGAAGTTCATCAAGACGCATCTCACTCTGATAAGTTACGATCATTTTTGGACCAGCAAATCGAACTTTAAAACCATCGATAAGGCGACTATCAATAATTGGATCGCCCTCTTCACGCTTGAGACCAATCTTCAAAGCATCGCCGTTTTCATCTAAAGCGCCATCATATGCATTTGCAGCAGCTTGGTTCAAACCTTTAATTACGTCTAGGACAGTAGCCATTATTTTCTTCTCCTTAAGGCATATTCAATATGCTCATCTGTAGGTCGTTCGCCGTTCTTCCATGCTTCCTCTCGTCCTATAACAAAATCTAGATAGCAGTCGTGACAGCATTTAAACCTATTCATATATAGGTCGTCTCTTCTGGAAAATGAATATGTTTTACAGACAGGACAAGTACGATCCTGTTTTTGCTTGGATCGTCGTTTAGTGATCTTAATATCACCAACAACAAACTCTTCCTTTGTGGAAGAGAGGTTATCATTTTTCTTAGTTAACCTTTTAAGTTGTTTTAAATAATCTTTTTCTTTGTCTTCTTGCCATTGATTACGAAAATCTTGAACTGTATCTTTACCGTATTTTTCGGTGATGGCTTTCTCGACAGCGGCTAAATAGTTTGGGTCTTTTTTAGTCTTCATTGTGTTGGTTGTACCGCCTTCACAATAGCGATAGAAGTTCCTACCCCAATAACAATACCAGACAAAAGACCAAGAGCACCCTTGTTTCTTTTAAACCAGGTGTTGTCTTTCTTAATTGCCTCGTGGAGGTTGTTAATATATGATTTGTACTGACCCTGTAGTTCCGTGCAAACTTTTTTATCTACATCACACTCTGCAACTTTTGCATTAATATCTATTTTGTCTTGTAAGAGTTTACGAAAATCTTCTTCGCTCAGCAAAATACCAACATAAGTGTCAGTGCCCTCATCAACTGCTGCCGGGCGAGGTTTGAATTCAGTGACCTCGCCAGCAGTGGCAGTCAAGGAGAATGACAGTAGTACAAATAATAATCTCATATTACTTCTTTAAAAATTTCTTCAAGCCTTCAATTCTTTTAGCTGGTCGTTTGAGTCCACTAACTAAAGTATATGTTACAAGCTTATCTTTCTTATCGTCTTCATAGATGCCACGGTGAACCATAGCACCACCAGTCAAGGCAGCCAAAGTATCAAAACCAAACTCAATGTTGTCCATCAAGCCGACAGTCTCTTCAAAGATTTCTTCGCTACCAACAACAATACAAGCAGCACCTGTGGCAGTCGTCAAATCAAAACCTTCAGCGAGAAGTGTTTTCTCTAGGTTCTTCTTGAGGGCACTTGAGACAGCGGTTTCGTTCTCAAGGTTCTTGACGCTGGTTACACCCATAATCATACAGCCGGGTTGCTTCATGATACTGTCGTAGTCTGTGGCATCAAAGGTTGTGTACTCTGAGTCTTGGTTTGCCAGGACGTTGAAGACGTGGAACAAACCAGCGACTGTGTTGTTGATTGTGGTCCAGAACTTTTTAACCGTAAGTTTCGGGTAAAGCTTTTTAATCTTCTCGTTATCCACCATAATAAGGGGAGCAATCTTTCCTTTTTCTGCGAGCCCGCAAAGTTGGGTGATGCGAGCGTGGGCGTTCTTAGCTACCTTGGGAGAGGCAGATTCACCAGCGGTTGGAAGGGAGGCAATCACACCAACACGTTCGTCAACGTTCTCAACTCCGATATAAGTGAAATACTTTTTAGCTACTTTAATAAGGGTGTTGACTGTACCACCACCAGATCCGCCGGAAACACCAAGGCAGATCAAGATGCGATCAACGTTGTTTCCGAATACTTCACGGAATTTATTAAACACTTCTTGCTCTTTGCGTTCGATGGCTGCTTCCGCTTTGGCTTGATCCTTGCCAGCACCCTGGTCGCCGTGCTCATCAACTAAAAACTTTTGTTCTTCTGGAATATCTAAGCCATTAAGATCGGATCTAGCTGTATTAACAGCCAGCATCTTGGTGTAGCCCATATCGTAAAACGCTTTAGCAATGCGTCCGCCGCCTTGTCCGGCACCAACAATAGCATAAGTCAGAGCGCCGCCTGATTTATCCTCAACTGTTTCCTGTTCCTCGTTAAGGTCAGGATCATAATCTTCAATGTCTAGTGTAGGGATATCTACCATTTTACTAGTCTCCTTATAAATCTAATTCTTCGTGCAATCTAATTAGAGCCTTTAATCTTTCGTCACGATCTTCTATTTTTTTTGTTTCTTTAAGTTTTTGATCGTATATCTTTTTAATTGCCCCAATTTTGTCTTTTTCTAGTGTAGCACGAATTTCGTTTTCTTTTATAGCAGAATTAATTTTTCCTTGAACATTTTCCAAAAACTCAGTTTTGTTTTTCGTTGGGCGGATAATACTATAAATAAACCAGACTAAGCCAAGAGCCATAGCTAATAGAAGCACAAGTGACCAAACACTGCTCTTTGCCTTATACCAAAGTCTTTTCACTTACCATGCCTCCAAGTTGAAGCAATGTCAGCAGCGCCTTGCAGTCCAATATATGCCAATGAAACAGCAACCCAGTCGCTACTAGTTAAAGAACCGACTGCTAAAAAAACCGTGGCTGTACCCCAAACAATAAGTTTGCGAGATGCCCATTTTCCAAGTATATTATCAATTTTTTCTTGCATGATATTAACACCTCCTTTATAGTTCTAATTAGTTCTGAGCTTATCTTTTAGCTCGTTTGTGGATTTGTGTATCGGAAGCTCGAACTCGAACTATCTGACCTTCATAGATTATCTTTGCTATTTTTTCCCAGGTGTGATATTCAATCAATAAACCGACTTTCCACTCTGAATAGACCTTTGGTGAGCCGTGGAATACACATTGTCGAAACCTGACTAAATCACCCACTCTCACGCTTCTGAAACCACGGTGAGGTCGTTTTCGTGGATTTCATATGCTCCAACGAGCCCATAATTAAGTTCCCACTCTTCCGAACACCAGCGCACAACCCAATGTCCATCAAGTGGATGCTTTGCTACAACAAGTCCATAGCCACCTGAACCCTTGTCATCAAATATATTGGTTTGTACTAAATCACCGGGTTTCATACTTTCTCACTCTTCGTAAAAATATTTCTTGATTTTTTTCTGATTTCATAGAACTAATCTCGGTTGTTGGACAGTCTAATACTTGGTGCATTGGAGCCTTCATCGTAGATCCTCGGTCCTTTACGCCAACAGACAAACCACAAGAAGGAGAATTGGAGATCCCTATGAACCCCACCACGTCGTCAAATCTTTCTGATATTTCCTTGCACTTTTTATTTAATTCTACATAAACATTTTGATTTGCCATAATTGCCAAAACTTCGTCATCTTTTTGACGTAGCCTAATTGAAGCTCTCGGTGTTCCAAAAAGCTCGTGCTCTGGGCACACTGGGACAAGTTCAAAATTATTGTTGGTAGCCCACTCTTTTATTTCTTTACTTGTTCTATTTGTTCCGTTCCATCTAACATTCTTTCCAAATACACAAGCGCTTATTAATATTTTCACTCTTTTTTGAAACCCTCAAAATAATAAACTGACTCACAAGTATAAGGAAAGGACGAGTTTACTGCCTGAAGACGCAGGGAACCAAACACGACATCAGGGCGGTCTTGGTGACTGGAAACAATCCAATCCAGTTGCATTTCCCAAAACCCAGCGTCGTTACAATCAAAGGTAGTACGGGTTGTACAACTATTGGCTTCCCACTTACTGGTATTCAAAGAGCAACCAGCCCTGTCATCTGGTGGGAGAGGTGCTCCTTCGGTAATTATAGTATCTACGGTTTCCCACACTCTGCCACAATCACCGCCGTGTTCTGCTAGATGTAGAGTGTAGTAGCCGTTTTGTGTATCTTGTCCGACAGCACAGTCTCGCTCTTCAGCGTCTCCGCACGCAGCTAATAATATAATACAAGCAGCAACTTTATTGACTGACATAAGCATAACCATCTTGACGCTCAATGTCAATAGTCATATCGGCAATATCTTTGAGACTATCCAAGTGAGTAATCAAAAGCACAGTCTTGTAATATCCCTTAATCATTTCCATCACTCGCATAAAGCCTTCAAGGTTTTCGGCGTCCAACGCTGTGCCCGGCTCATCCATAATCATAATGTCTGATTTTGGTAGTGTTGAGACGTTGGTTAGGGCGATGCGGATGGCAATGGCTGCGAGCGTCTTCTCTGCTCCAGAAGCCATCTCTAAAGGTCGTGCTTCGTACTTGGGATGCTTGATGAAGATGTCTAACTTATTCTTTTCTGCCTCAAAGAAAATATCAAAGTCGGTGACATTGGCGAGCACCGTGCTGACCTCTTCGTTGATAAGGGGGAGCATCCGCTTCACAACATCATAGCTGATTCCGTTGCTGTGAGTACAGCGCATGAACAAATCATAAGCAGCGTACTCTGTCCGCAAGTCTTCAAGCTCTTGCTTTTTAACTTGAAGATTAATAATCTGCTGCTCAATACCACCGTGCTGCTTAATAAAGTCCATGATCTTAGCTTCACAGATAGACAACTCGTTCTCGGATAGTACCTTCTGGTCGGCTAGATCGGACTGTTCTTGAATAAGCTCCTCACGGTTCTCAATAGCTTCTTTGTTGTCTTCGTAAGTTTGAATCCGTTCGGAAGCAATCTTGATATCATTAGTAAGCGTATTGATTTCATTGTTTGTTTTTTCTACCAGCAAATCTAGGCTGGTTGCTTCAGTTGACAAATCTCTCTGTTTCTCTAGAAGTTTCTCGTACTTTTCCTTCTGAGAACGTAGACTATCAACACCCAATGCTTCAAGAGTCTGATTATATTGTTTAAGCTGACTCTCTAGGGAATGGATGGTGATACGAGTTTCGGAAAGTTTGGTTTTACTATCGTAAGCATCCTTGATGAACTTACATCCTGAAAACTCGGGACCACAGGGAACTTCTCCCAAAAGCTTAACTCGCTTTTCGTATGTGGCTCTGTTACTATTCTCTAGCTTAAGGCTAGTTTCTAGATCCTTTATCTCACCTTTAAGAACTAGAACCTCGGCGATCTTTGCCTCAAGCGCTTGACTGTCATACTCTCCCAGGAAATCATTAATATTAGCTAATTTGTCTAAGAGTATTTGTTTTTTGGTCTGGGCCCCCGTAATACGAAGCTGAGAGTTTTCTAAGTCTGACTGGGCTTTAGTGAGGCGCTTGTTCTCTTTATTGATGTTGATGATCTCAACAGGAGCAGCCGCAAAGAGGCTCTCTATTTCATCGACACGGGCAGTAATTTTGTTTAGTTTATTCTTAAACTTTTTACAAGCCTTCTCTTGCTTTGTCTTTTCAGTCTCGTTGTTCTCTAGTTGAGTCTCAAGAGTAACAATGTCCTCATCAAATGTGTTGTCTTCCAGCTTCTTGAGCAAGGCACGAGTCTCTATGCTGTCACTCTTAGCAAGTTTAAACTTCTTATCAAACTGATCAAGGTCTAAGAACTTGGCTAGGATTTCTTTACGTTTGGTCGAACCCTCGTTGATAAATGTCATCGCACCCATCTGGCTGGACATACTGGTCAGTAAAAAATCATCAAGACTACCAAAGATCTTACGGATGGCTTTGTCTGTGCCATTGCGATCCAGTGAGTTCATACTAACTTCTTCGTCAGTAGCTGGATCTATCATTGTAAATTCTACGTCTGTCTTAGCTTCCTCTGTCTCTTCACCATGAAGTTTCTTGGTATACTTTTCAGACTTCCGCTCAATGATATATGTTTTGCCGGCAACATCAATCTCAACTCGTCCGCAACCTGATGACTTGTTCTGATTAATGATATTCAGATTCTTGCGGTTGTTTTTGCTGATGGAGTTATAAATCGTGTAAAGCGCACTATCAATGATAGAACTTTTGCCTGAATAGTTCTTCCCGAAGATCCCAACAACACCGTTAAGCTTTTCAAAGTTTACAGCATTCCCTTCTCCATAATTGAAGAGATTATCAAACTGCATGTTCTTTAGCGACCACTTCACATTGCGGTGACTTGCGTCCTCACCGTTGACTCGTGCGTCATACCGGGAGTTAAGTTGGAAAACCCTTTCTAATGTCTTGGTGTCAGGCTCATATTCTTTTAAGTATTCCCGTATAAGTCGCTCTTGGACTTGCGGGTCCCGAAGGTTTTCCGTGCTACCCAAGTCATCAACATCTACACTAGAGCGCTTGAGCCCAGCCTTGTTGACAAAAGATAAGCTCTCGGGTTTAAACCTGCTCTTAGCAGTGTCCATCACACGGCGAATCTTATCCAGCGATACTTTGTGATGAGTAACGATACGCAGGCGGCAGCCCTCTTGGATATCCAAGTTGCGTGGCATATTACCTTTAGGTGTAAGCTCAATTGTAGTGAATGGCTTAGGATTCTCTAGGACGTGGTGATTAACCTCATAGTTAGTCTTGTCCTCAATATCCCAGACCAAAAAGCCCTTGTCGTTTGTCTCGCCGTGATTCTGCTGAATAGTAGATCCACAATAGCGGATGGTCCCTGAGTCATTAAGACATTGATTAGTCTTGTGAATGTCCCCAAGGAACGCATAGTCAAACTTATCAAAGACTGAAACATCATGATCGCCGTGATCCATAATCCAACCAAGGTCAGTTCGACTGTTGTTCACTGCTCCATGATACAGAGCGATGTTGATGCGATCAGTGTCTGTTGGGTCTGTCCAGTTGGTTTCATCAAAGACCGACAAAACATTTAGTGTGACGTTATGATCTAATTTTACTTCCCCTGAAAACTTGTGTAGGTGAAGGTCGGGATGTTCCAAGGCATCAACGATCGGAGTGATGGCGTCTTGGCGAGTGCTGTTTCGCAGGTTGCCATCGTGATTACCCAGGATGATGTGAGTCGGAGCGATGTCTGCTAGGTTCTTTAGGAACTCTGTAGCCAACTCAAAGTACTCTGGTGAAAGCTGTGTCTTTGTGTGGGCTAGATCACCACAGTGGATAATGTAGTCCACGTTCTGCTCTCGTAGCATTTGATAAGCTTGTTCAAAGACTTTGCGATACTCGTAATGATATTTAAGGTTCTTGATGTGAGTATCACCAAAATGTGCGAGCCGTACCATAGACGAACTCCTCCTATAGTTTTCCAGAACTATTGTATCAGGTATATTTTAGTTGTAAAGGTTTTTTAGATTAGTCTGCTTTGACGCAGTTTCTATATGTTCTGCCGAACATCTTTTTAGTCTTACGCTTTTCGTGGGTCTTGTAGCCCTTTTGACAACGCTCTTCAATATGTTGTCTTACCATCTCACGGAGTTGATTCATGGTGATTTTCATTTTATTTAACTCTCTGTTGTGAACTTAGGCGGAAGACCAGACTCTGACTTTCCAGATACAAATTGTTGTAAGGCAATAGCATTCTTGTTTGCTATGTTAAGTCTCATGATGTCTTTCTCGATCTTTTCTCGTTGAGAACCAAGTTGATCTAACAATTCATCACTAGACTCTCTTCCTTGCTGTAGGAGACTAAACCACTCTTGGGCTACTTTTCTATGCTCGGGGTTGTCGCTTCTAGCGACTAGTTCTGAATTCTCAACATCTTCAGCTACATCTTCAAAATAATCTTGGATTTTTCTAAGGTATGCAAAAGCAGGGGTTCTCTCCCTTTCTCTCCGCTCGTTAATCATTTCTTCTTTGATGATTTGTCGTAGTTGTGATTTTGTGATTTTCATACGTCTTTGACTCCGTAGTATCTTTTTGGTCCTCTGTTGGGGTTTTCTGCTTCACGTCCCATACGCTGGGCAAAAAGGTCAGTTCGCTTCTCAATGAAGTCTGGCTGAATTATGACTTGAGGTCCAAGATCTTTGTAGTTTTCGTCGGCGGCTGGGCGGAGTAAATTAAGAACAACAATCTGCTTGCCGTCTTCTGAGCCCATTGCTACTATCTCTCCGACTGCTCCGACCATAACACCGCCGATGACATCAACTTCATCGCCGACCTGAACGTCACCCATCATGGCTTCCATTTCTTCTTTGATGATTTGTTGGAGTTCAGATTTCGTGATCTTCACTTACATTCTCCCTCACAGCACGAACAAGTACAACAACAGCAACAACTTTTACTATTAAAAACACTTATAAGTTTGTCTAGAAAGTTTTTCATTTTAAATACCAAGTTCATCCATGAGTGGTACAAGCTTTAACAGACGGTCATCAAATTCACCCTGTATACCGTCTTCACCATAACTTGTAGTATCTGC